ACCTCATTTAAAACTTTCTCAGGCATCAGGAGTAGCTCATCAATAATCATCCTCTCAAAACGGAAACCACGTAGCTTCTCGCCATCTCCTAAAGGCAAAGCAGTAATTTTGCTTGATCCGATTTCCATAACCCATTGGTCGTTAGCTTTAGACACTCTTGTTATGCATTGAGATAAAAATTCAGCCTTTGGGCTTTGAGCTATCTCTTCCATCTTAGTAAAGATCATTTTTGACTGTCGAAATGACTTAGATATGATTCCTATGTGGACACCCTGGTTCATAATAGCGTCTAATAGCGCAAAAACGGCCGTAGAGAAGCTTTTAGACATTCCACGACTCCATATCCCCAAAAAGTAATCGGTCTCCATCATGCCCTTAATAGCCATGTGCTGGAAGGGGAACAATCTGACCCCAGTTATGAACTCTGCAGCAAAAGATGGGTTCTGACGAAGAAATTTATAAAACAATATTTTTGCCTCGTCTTCTTCTATGTATCCTTCTATTTCTAAAAGCTCTTTATTTACATCTGGAAACCTATTTCTAGACTCCTGTATTCCTTTTGTCCAACTCATGATTCGTTTAAATGTTTATGCCAAAAATAATTTATATCAGTCTTCCAAGATTTCTTACCGCAAACAAGTAGTTTGGGAATAAGCTCTTCGCTCAACTCTCTAGACCCAGCAAACACAAATTGACAACAGTCTTTATATTGCTTTTGTATTTCACGCATATTATGAAGCACATAATCAAGTTTATACTTCTTGTAGCTTTTGTAATTGCACTCATCGATGCCCTCGAATGAGAATTCCATTACCACAAATAAATAAGCCCCCAAAGACCTACATCTATCAAGCTCCTTGCAAAAACGAGAATATCCTACTGTCGTTGTTCCACAAAAATCACCAAATGACTTTCTATCCACGTAAGTATAATCATAATCTTTAGCAGTGACACCATAATCTCCTACATCCAACTTAAAAGACTCTGAGTTCTTAAAAGAAAGAGGTTGTTGCTCTCTAGTATCAATTAAAATTTTAGTTTGGGAATAATCATTAAAGAACTCTTTTGGCAATTGACTCCCTAGTAATGGCATTACGCCAGCCTTATCACACGCATATGTGTAACTGCCAAAATACTCTTTGTAAACCTCAATTGATGGCAATCCAGCTGATCTTAGCTCCAACTCCGTTGGGCCATAGCCCATATCTTTATTAGATACTCTCTTTTGTAGTATTTCAATTAAGTATTCTCTCACTTCTTGGGCTGGTGACTTGTTCACCCACTCCATGAGTTGATGTGGTTGAGAGAAATCTTTCGAAAAGTAATCCTTGTAGTTCTTAAAGGGTAAAAGGTCTCCAGTAAGCTTGTTCTTACGTGCGTAATGCTTCACATAGTAGTCACCAAGAAACATGCTATGTTTCTTTATGTGTGTATGCAGACCTCTTTGAGCTCCGAACTCCTCACCGCACTCTTTGCACTTAAATGACATCGTCTTGACTTATACCTAGTATTCTAGCTTTCCATTCGGCCATTCCCTCAAGTCTTTCGGCCTCCTTTTTAACTGTTTCTTTTTGCATCTCAGCAATCCTTACCATGTTGTCTCTTTCTTCCTTCTCTTGAAACATCTGAACAATAGATAATATTGATGCATTCTCTTTTTTCTTGTTTTTCATTCTGTCTGACCTGTCACCTTGTAACTTTTTAGTCAGATTCTCTATTCTACCCTCGCACTGATGGTATTCTGAGCTTTTAGCCTTGATAATCTCGGCAAGTCTAACAGACATCTCTGTTTGATCATCAGCAATGTCAAACATGTCGTTAAGTTTGTTCAAATGCTTACTAACAACCTCCAAGTTTATGATCTCCTTACATACATTCAAGTAAAGGTTTATTTCATCAGCTGATAAATCGGGCTTGTCCCAAGTAAGACGTATAAACTCCTGTTCAAATAACTCTCTGTCACTTACGTCTAAGTAGTTATTCATTATTTTTAAAAAACGCGAATTATTTAAATGAATACCTAACCTCTCGATACATATTTGATACTGCCTATTGATTTTTGACTCCTCAAGGCTTAAGCCCGTTGCCTCGTTTACTTTCTTCAGTATGCGGCTAGTTGCTTTAGGAGCAATATAAGAATTCAATGCCCCACTATCTTTAGATGGTATGATGTCTGGGTTAACATCTCTAATAATATCCAAAACACCCCTTTGCTCTAGACTGAGTGGGTTAACTCGCTTATCAGGAAACAATAATTTCGCTATTTCCAAAGAAGACAACCCATCTTCGGCTTGCTGGATTATAAACTCCTTCTGTTCTTTACTAAATTTAATGGGTTCTTGTTTACCCTTGAATTGAGTGTTGAATTTTATGTCGTTTTCAATCAAAAACTTCCTGACAGACCTTCCTTCTTTAGTTCTACCGTCTAAATCATCATTTCCAAAGCATTTTTGAGTTAAAACATTTAAATCTTGATATTTTTTACTGTTTTTTTGTAAAAAGTCTATTTGTTCCTCTGTTAGTTGCATATTTATTCTCCTTCTCCGCTAATTATTATGTCATTCTCCCTCATTATCTTAGCCGCTTTTTGCGCGAATATCTTTTTGAGGTTTTTCACCTGTCTGTAGCCAGCTTTTCTCTTTTTTTCGTTAGTTTTATAACCCATCAACTTAGCTACGTCTTCCTCTGTGCTGTTGTCTTCAAAATACAACATTTTGTAAGCTTCGTAATGTATTTCACTAAGCTCCTTCTTCATCTCTACGTTAAGACGTTTAACTGAGTTATGAAAAAAGACATTATCTTCACTTTCTGTAGATCCTATCTCATACATATGCTCATCAGCAGAAACAGCGACCCTCAAACTAAATGCTGACTTTTTTGTCTTCTCCCACTTAGCAAATTTAGCACATTCTCTGTTTTGAACTTTTTTAGATGTGAATGAACAAGAATCATCACCCATATTAAACTCACAGCTAGCACATGGCTTAACATAATTACCATAATGGTTTCTAACTAGGTTTTTTATCTGGTTAGATACAATAATATTAATCCAAGGCTCTAAAGGTCGCCTCTGATCCCACATATCCCACTTTTTGTGAATATGGATCTTAATAACTTGCTCTACATCCTGAAAATCAAACCAACTAATACAATCTAGACGCCACCTGCTTCTCTGCTTCCTGATGGCGTTTTCTATTATGTCAATACAATCTTCAAACTTCCTATTAGTCTCTTCTGCCATCAATAAAGTCGTTTATGTTAATACTTCTTTTTCTGGCTGTTTTAGGGGCGTCCTTCTCTCCCATTAAGGACTCTAAAGAAAAAACATTGTTTCCATATGACTCTATGTCAACGGCAAGACCATTTCGAAGCTCAGGGACATCTTCGGAATCAGTCTCGTCTTCTCCTAGAGGCTCTGATTTGGTAGTTTTTTTAGAATTTTCTTTTTTTTCACCTAATCCGCTAAAACTAGAACCACAACTGGAACAAAATTTTGGTTTGGAGTACGTGTATTCAACCTTCTTTCCACATTCTGTGCAATAAACATGATTCATACACTATATATATACATAAAAATTAAATATTTTCAAAATAAATCAAGAGTTATTGAAACTTATGTTAAAAAACTTTTCGCAGTTTGGGCGTATTTCATTGAAGTCTTGACTTACTATATATACACTAAGAGGCTATAATAAAGCCTGAGAAATAATCATTTCTGTCTCTAAAGCATCACCACCTGCTATAGAGTATCTTTGACTTGTAACATATGAACCACTAATCATAGTCATGGACTCATCAACTGGATAAGACAATGATCCACTGATAGGGTTTGTTTGAGGTCTAACGCCACTACAGTCTTTCATGATGACAGCTATATCTCCAGATGTTCTTAGTCCTTGCGACGATATAATATCTTTAAAACCAGTAGATTTTACAATCATTGTGCTTTCTATAGTTTTAACTAAAGATTTTTTGGGAACTAGCTCTCCTAAACAGTAAACATCTTTACGTCCATAATTTCTGCTGTAATTTAACTGGTAAACAGAATGAACATCCGTTAAATTGGTTATCCAACCGCTTAATTGACAATTATGACCATAAACAAAATTATCGCTGTTCATTAAATGGTTGTTCGTCCTTGCGTCTCTTTGAGCTGCATGAACTCCTTCTAAAAACTTACCGCTGGGAGGAGAGGTGGATCTGAAAGAGGCTCTACAAACTACAGGAGCAAAAGGTTTTATATCTATAGTCAAATTTTCTAAAAAACATTTGTTATATATATTTCTGCCTACTGTAATAGGAAAGAAATTCTGGCCACTGCCGTTGCCTCCTCTTATATCATCTCTCATAAACAAGTAGGGATCTCTAAATCCACTAGCCTGATAATGATTGTTGGATATAAAGTATTCGACATCCAACCTACAGTTTAAGGGTTCTGACTGTTTATACATCTGGTCTACATCGACTGAACCAGCCTTCCTGTTCACTTCAGATGCCATATCGAAGCTAACTGATAATGAATTAGCATATAAAGCTCTTGCCCCCAATATATAATTAAAACCACCTGGTGTACTACCTATTTCATTAGGCTCGTTAGGGGCATAATCATAATCGAAGTTCCAATCTTCTAATTCTTGATTAGCCTTACCTATGGTTATAGCCATACTCTCGTCCGTCATAACAATTTATACACTATTTTGTTACGCAGTGCGCTTCAATAACCTTTTTAAGCAATTAGGGGAAATATCATAGACCCACAAGCCGAAATTAATCATCCTAACCAACTCATTTTGCACTTTATACCTCTTTAGAAGCTTAATGAATCTTTTTCTGTTGTGCTTCGACGTATTTGGGTATTTATAAGTCAACCAGTCGTGAAATCTTCCAGCTCGATCAATTAAAGCAATAACTTTCTCATCATAATTACTGATAATCCACTTCCTGAAGAATTTTGGTAGCGAAGCTCCATCGCTTTCGTTGTAATTTTCCCACTCAGCCATATCCTTAATTATATACACAATGTTTTCGCGGCATATTAATTATTATTTTTTGCTTCTCTTAAAATGGCCGATCCGATTTTTTTTCACTTAACGAATCTAGGCTCGTTTTTTTGTGTGTTTTTTTTCATTAATGGGGGGAGGGGCGCCAGCCCCCAATAACTTATACTGAATCATTGTTGATAAACTGAAGAAGTAGTCCCCCCTGCGAAATCTAACAGTTATCTAACACTTTTTTTCACTTAATGGGGGTGGGGTCTGTTAGATGCTATTAGGCGATAAAAACTCTGTTGTTTTTGACTTTTTGTGGAACATTCTCTGTGGAACATCGTAAGTCATTGACGCTCAACGATATAGTAATCGAAAATAAATAAAGTTTCTGCTTCCTTTTTTCTGCTCTGGTGGTATAATACAACCATGCAAGAGAGAAACACTACATCACTACTCCCCTCCGTTCCTTCAGACGTTCACGCAATGCTTAACGATATGTTAGCCACCGCTACACGTAACGCAGAGGCGCAAGTCGAGCGCACTCGTCAATTCGAACTCAAGCGTGAGCGTGAGATGGTTATGAAAGCAAAACGAGACGCTGAAAATAAGTGTCGAAATGTCTTGCAAGGTCACTAAAATTACTGTAAAATATCACCAACGAAAAGCACTACTACTATGAAAGCATACACTACACCACCACTCAACGCCTATCACCTCGCACTCAATAGCATGACTGCTTTTGACTTCCGCAGAATCCCTACCTTCTCACACGTTGAAACTAACGTCCATGCAGACAAGCAAGGCTGGGA